AAAGAGAAATACAACGTACGGTTGAACTTGAAGGTTATCTATTCGTAGTTATAGAAACATCAATTGATTCTATAATCGATAATCATAAAAAATACAAACGAAAAACTAATTTAGAATATGTATTTCATAATCTAAGGAATTTAACGCATAAATATCCTAGACGTTTGCAGTTTATTTTTACAGGAAGTAGAAAAAGATCTATAGATCTTATTCCAAGGTTATTATATTTTGGAAAAGATTTATGGCAGGTAGATTTACAATATTTTTTAGATCATGAGCTGGGAAACAGGTAACCAAAGAAAAAGAAAAAATCCTTACGTCTCAAATGAAGAGCTTTCTCAAAAAGAAGGCTTTATTGAAGAGCGAGAAGCGAAGCTTTTGTTTTATCAATTTTTAAGAAACAATGTGACTTTCACTACTGACTTGATTACAGGCGTGAAGCTATTTCCATTTCAACATATGGCTGTGAAGTCTATGTTGGAGAGTGATTATTTTCTAGGTGTTTGGTCGCGTGGTATGAGTAAAAGTTATACTACTGGTATTTTTGCTGTATTAGATGCTATATTAAATCAAGGCGTTGAGATTGGAATACTCTCTCGCTCTTTTCGTCAGTCAAAAATGATATTTAAAAAAATTGAAGATATAGCTGCAAAACCTGAAGCTTATCTATTAAAACAATGTATTACTCACGTTTCTAAAAACAATGATGAATGGTTAATGGAAATAGGCAAAAGCAGAATACGCGCATTACCTTTGGGTGATGGCGAAAAGCTTCGTGGTTTTCGTTTTCATCGTATTATTATTGATGAGTTCTTATTAATGCCTGAACGTATTTATAACGAAGTCATTGTTCCGTTCTTATCCGTCGTTCAAAATCCAACTCAACGCGAAGAATTATATAATCTTGAGTCTCAGTTGATTGAGCGCGGAGAAATGAAAGAAGAAGATAGATATGTGTGGCCTAACAACAAATTAATAGCATTGTCTTCAGCTTCTTTCAAGTTTGAGTATCTTTATAAACTATTTGAGCGATACGACAATCTAATACACAATCCTAAACCAACAGACTCATCGAAAAGATGTGTTATGCAGTTTTCATATGATTGCGCTCCAGTTCAGTTGTACGATCAAAATCTAATTAATCAAGCAAAATCCACGATGAGTGAGTCTCAATTCCAAAGAGAGTTTGGCGCTCAATTTACAGATGATAGTTCTGGATATTTTAAAATATCTAAAATGGCATTATGCACAGTACCTGATGGAGAAAGCCCATCTGTAGAAGTGGTTGGAAATCCTGAAGACGAATATATTGTAGCGGTTGATCCGTCTTGGTCAGAAACGGAAGGGTCTGATGATTTTGCTATTCAAGTTATAAAAGTTAATTATGAAAAACAAATGGGTACTTTAGTTCATTCTTACGCTTTGGCTGGAGCGTCATTAAAAGACCATATTAAATATTTTTTATATATTCTGAAGAATTTTAATGTAACTGCTATATGCATGGACTATAACGGCGGCGTTCAATTCATGAACTCATGTAATGAAAGTGAATTATTTAAAGACGAGAAGATCGATTTGAAGTCTATTATTACAGAATTTGAAAGACCAGAAGAATATCAAACAAATCTTTATTCCGCAAAAATGGAATATAATAAATCAGATTTTAAAATGGTATTCTTAAGAAAACCTACATCATCTTGGATACGTCAAGCTAACGAATTGCTACAAGCTAATTTTGATCATCATCGTATTTATTTTGCTAGCAGAGCTATGGACGATCATTACAGATCACAGATTAATAAAAAGATAGGCATAGAAAACCTTAAGTTTTCTAACGTTTCTGATTTGGATAAGTCTGACGTTGGCGCAAGAATGATTGATTTTGTTGAGCATCTATCAGATATGATATTTTTAACAAAAACAGAATGCGCTCTTATACAGATAACAACATCTGCTCAAGGTATGCAAAACTTTGATCTTCCAGCCAATCTTAAACGCAAGTCTGGACCAGACAAGCCAAGAAAAGATAGTTATTCTGCATTAGTATTAGGAAATTGGCTCACAAAGATTATAATTGATATGAGAACTGTAACTGTAGAAGATAATACAGAAACATTTACTCCGATGTTTATAGCATAAAAGTAACTTTGAAAGTCACTTTTAAAGTTATAAGTGTAAAATAAATAAATATGAGCCGCTCTTATAATAAAAAGTCGAATTATTGGAACAGATTTTCTAAAGGTGCAAAAGAGAATGAAAATTCTAATTTAGAAGATTTGATTAATAAAAATAGCGACGAATCTTCGCCATCTTTTGTTGGCGACTCTTTTTACGAAAGCTCCGCTAGTTACGAAAGAAATGGAGCTGGTACTGGAGAAGGTGGCACTTCAATACGAAGAAATTTAGCTTATGTAGGTCCAAAAATTTATAAGTACGCTAACATTCGCGAAGGAATGTTGCCTTTCGAAATGTCAATCAATGGTTACAATATTCGCGATGCGATTGAATTGTGTCAAAAAGCTTATGCAAATGTAGCCATTTTTAGAAATGCTGTTGATATCATGTCTGAATTCGCTAATGCAGAAATCTATTTAGAAGGTGGTAGCCAAAAAGCTCGCGACTTTTTTTCTAAATGGATGAAATATACAAAGATGTGGAATGTAAAAGACCAATATTTTCGCGAGTATTATAGAAGTGGCAATGTTTTCTTTTATAAAGTAAATGCTAAATTCACAATAGATGATTTTCAAAGCATATTAGAAACTTACGCTAATTATGATGGTTCATCTTATGAAACCGACATGCAAATTCATAAGTATCCCACTTCATACGATGTTAAAAATTTAATTCCTATTCAATATATTTTATTGAATCCATATTATCTAACTGTTAATAGAACAAGCTCTTGGAGGAAGGTAGTTTATCAAAAGATTCTTTCTGAATACGAATTAGAAAGATTACAAAATCCTAAAAACGAAAGAGACGTTGAAGTTTTTAATAGTTTAGACAAAGAGACGCAAGACAAGATTAAACATGGTCAATGGGCGCAAGACGGATTAAAGATTCAGCTTAATCCTACTGATGTTATATATTCTTTTTACAAGAAACAAGATTATGAGCCTTTTTCTGTGCCTTTTGGTTTTGCCGTTTTAGACGATATTAATTTTAAGATGGAAATGAAGAAGATAGATCAAGCTATCTGCCGCACAATTGAGAATGTTATTCTATTGATAACGATGGGTACTGAGCCAAGCAAAGGAGGTATCAATCATAAAAATATAAAAGCCATGCAAGGCTTACTAAATAATGAATCTGTAGGTCGAGTTCTTATTGCTGACTATACCACTAAAGCAGAGTTTATTATCCCTGATTTGAATAAAGTTTTAGGTTACGATAAATATAAAATAGTAAATGAAGACATTAAAGAAGGTTTGCAGAATATTCTTATTGGTTCTGAAAAGTTTGCGAATACAACTGTAAAAGCTCAAGTATTTTTTGAACGTTTAAAAGAAGGTAGAAACGCTTTCTTGAATGACTTTTTGCGTCCAGAAATGGAATTAATATTTAAGAATTTAGGTTTTAAAGGTAAATGCCCCACTCCTAAATTTGAAGAAGTTTCAATTAAAGATGAAACACAATTTAATCGAGTGGTCACGCGCATGATGGAACTCGGAATACTGCCTCCAGAAGAAGGGTTGAGAGTGATTGAAACTGGTATTTACCCAACTAAAGAAGAGTTGGCGGCTGCTCAGGTCAAGTTTGTTGAAGAGCGTAAAAAAGGATTTTATAATCCAATCGTTGGTGGAGTTCCAGTTATTCCTCCTGCAATGCCTGAAGGTGCGGTTTCAGGAGCAAAGCCACCAATGAAGAAGACAACTACTCCAACAGAAAGAGGTCGCCCTATTGGAGCGAAAGCATCTGTTTTCGCTAAAGACGCAATAGCAAAAACAATGGAAAAAACAAAAGCTTTATATTCTGTTATCGAAGGAGAATTAAAGAAAAAATATAAGAAAAAGAATTTAAACGCAGAACAAATGAAGATTGCTGAAAGCTTGTCAGAAGCAATTATTGTCGGTTGCGAAAGCAATACTTGGATGACTATAGCGGTTGATTCTCTTAAAGATCCATCGATATTAGATAAGGTAAATATTTTACCTGAAATTCAAGAATTGGGCGCAGAACATCAATTAGAAACGTATTCTGCTGCACTTTTATATCACAGTACTAAATACTCAGTGTAAAATCTAATTATATGTCCCTTTATAGAACTGAATTTGACAAGTTCCTTTATAGAACTAAATTTGATAATATAGTTACGGCTTCGTTAAATTTCGATAGCAATGTTTTGTTGTCGCAAGCTTCATTGGAGCCGCTTAAGTCAATTATACCTTC